AAAAGTAAGGTTAAGGTTTATTTAGAAAGTGGTGATTTACCACACCTTTTACTGTATGGTAGAGCTGGTACAGGTAAAACCACTCTTGCTAAGTTATTGGTTAATAATATAGAATGTGATTATTTGTATATCAATGCTTCTGATGAGAATAGTGTTGATACAGTCCGTAATAAGGTTCGTGGATTTGCTTCTACGGTAGGGTTCAAAGATTATAAAATCATAATTTTAGATGAGTGTGATTACATCACACCTAACGCACAAGCCGCTTTGCGTAACGTTATGGAGACTTTCTCAAAGCACTGTAGGTTCATCTTGACCTGTAACTTTGTAGAAAGAATAATCGATCCAATACAGAGTCGTTGTCAATCATTTCAGATAATCCCACCGTCTAAAAAAGAGGTTGCTATTCATATGACTAACATCTTAAAGGAAGAAGGAGTTGCTTCTAAAATGGATGATATAGCTGGTTTAGTAAATGCTGGCTATCCTGATATTCGTAGAGTTATAAACTCTTGTCAAAGGCAAGTCGTAGATGGGATGTTAGTAGTAGATAAACAATCATTAATAGAGAATGATTATAAAATAAAGTTATTAGAAATATTAAAAACGCATAATAAGAAAGACGCTTTTAAAGCTATACGAAAGTTGTTAGCCGATAGCCAAGTAACAGATTTTTCAGAAGGATTTAGGTTGCTATTTGACAACTTAGATGAATATTCCAGCGGACATGCTGCTGAAGTAATACTCATTTTAGCAGAGGGGCAGCGTGATGATATTGTAGTTGTGGATAAAGAGATTAACTTTATGGCTACAATGGTAAAGCTATTAACAATAATTAAATAGGAGTAGTAAGATGAATATGAAAGCACAGAAACCTTTGGGTGGAAATCAACAACAACAAGTAGACATTAGTGATACAGAAACAATGGTGTGTGATGATTGTGGCAATGCTGTATTTATTCCAGCATTTTTCCTAAGAAGATTGTCGGCGCTTATGTCGCCAACTGGACAGGAAGCTCTAATTCCAATGCAAGTTTATAGTTGTGGGAATTGTGGTAAGGTGCCAGATAAACTAAATCAAGAAGTCAATGGCAGCGATTAAAGCTAAGGGTTTATTTGACCACATAAAGCAAATCACAGATGTTCAAAATCCAAATTATTGGGATGATATATCTGATGAAGATAAGAAGTCGTGGTCTAATTATATGGTAAATCGTTTCCTATCCATGAAAATGGATTGGATAGATATAGTAAATGAGGTTCAGAAATATCAAATGGAACCTGAAATGCTTTATAAGATTTATACAAATATTTTTCCAAAAGGAAAACAATGGTTGAAATATATCAAAGGAGATAAGAAAATGAAATATCCAAAATGGGTTTATGATATCGTAGCCAAACACTTACAGGTTAGTATGAGAGAAGCTGACGGTGCTGTAGAGATGTATGAAATCTCAGCAGGTGGTCAAGCAGAATTGGCTGATATATTATTAAAGTATGGTGTTGAGCGAAAGGAAATTCGTAAGCTCGGTTTAATATCGTAAAAAATGAGCGTCACAGAATTTACAATTGAAGAAATACCACGTAAATTCGTAGATCCTTTTATAAGAAAACACCATTATTCTGCAAGCACAAATGGTATTCAGCAAAAGGAGTGCTTTGGATTATATACAGAAGGTAATTTTGGATTACCTAAAATGATAGGGGCTATGATGTATGCAATACCATCGATGCCACATACAGCAAAGAGATATAATCCAATCAATCCTGATAGGTGTGTTGAGTTGAGAAGGATGTGTTGTATTGATGAGACACCCAAAAATACTGAGAGCTATTTTATAGGTAAAACTTTAAGATGGTTAAAGAGAAATACAAATTATGAAGTAGTAGTTTCTTTTGCAGATCAACATTATGGTCATTCGGGAATAATTTATAAGGCTTCAAACTTTGAATCCTTGGGAATGACCGGTCAGGCAAGAATATTAATGGTGGATGGAAAAGAATACCATTCTCGATCTTTAAGTCAACCAATAAAACCTTATAGTGTTGAAATTAGGAGACGGTGGAAAGCTAAAGATCCAAATGTATTTTTTGTTAAGAGAAAACCCAAACATATTTATGTATACTATCTAAATAAAAAAATTAAAAGACAAATAAAGAGGTTATAATGAGTAATATAAAAGAATCTAAAAACAAAAAAGAAGTGAATTCTTATTTAACAGGTGACCATGGTGATATTGTAACAATGATGGAACAAGAGTGGCCAGAGATGACCAAGGAATTTAAAAGATTACAAAGAGAACAATATGAATTGTTCTGCCACAAACAGCACGATTATGGTCCTGGTAATATATCAGTTGGTTCACCACTATTGACGGAAGAAGATATTAAATTATCACTTACTGGTTTATGGTTTCGTATGAATGATAAGATACAAAGACTAAAAACTTTGTTGATGAGCAATAGGACTAATGCTGTAACCGATGAACCAATGGAAGATGCTTACTTAGACGTTAGTAATTATGGAATTATGGCTACGATTGTAAAGAAGGGTAAGTGGGGAAAGTAGTGGGTAGAATATCATATAGCCAATACTCAATGTGGGCTCAATGTCCACATAGATGGAAAACGGCTTACGTTGATGATAAGAGGGAGTTCACAGAAAGTATTCATACTCTTTTCGGAACATCAATGCATGAAGTGATACAAACATTTCTTACTGTTATGTATGAAGATACAGCAAAAGCTGCTGAAGCTTTACCCTTACCTGAAATGTTAAGAATCAGAATGAAGAGAAACTACGAAAATGCTATGACAAAAAATGGTGGAGTTGAGTTCTGTACGCAAGCTGATATGGTAGAGTTCTATGATCATGGTCTATTAATATTAGAGTTTCTACGAAAGAAGAGAGCTCAGTATTTCAGTAAGAAAGGTTATGAGCTTATTGGTATAGAAGTTCCACTTGACTTTGATTTACCCAATGGTATTAAGTTTGTAGGTTACTTGGACGTAGTAATCAGAGATACAGTAAGAGATGTGATTAAGATTTACGATATTAAAACATCTACTATGGGCTGGAACAAATATATGAAGGCTGATAAGTTAAAGAGTGACCAGTTATTATTATACAAACAATTTTATTCAAAGCAATTTAACCATCCGCTAGACAAAATAGAAGTTGAATACTTTATTGTGAAAAGAAAGTTATATGAAAACTTAGACTTTCCACAAAAGAGAGTTCAGAAGTTTGTACCTGCTAACGGCAAACCATCAATCAACCAAGTAACAAAAAGATTGAGCGAATTTATAGGAGAATGTTTTGATTCGAAAGGAGAATATAATACTGAACATACTTATAGTAAACAGGCATCTAAAAAGAATTGTAGATTTTGCGATTTCAATCAAACAGAATTTTGTGATGCGGGAGTTAAGTGATGAAAGTAAATATTAGAATGAATTTATTTGATTTTTTGAAAATGCCACATGAAGAAGCGGTTATGAAAAAATTAGAAGATATCCATCGTGATTCTATTAAATTTTATTTAATATTGTGGTATGAAGCGGGGGAAGTCTCTAGCAAAGATTTAAAACAATTTTTATTAAAATATGAATCCAAATTACATTTTAGTTCAACTGTAAAGGTTGGTAGTAAGATTAAAGTAAATGAATTTGTGTGGTTTGATATTATTGGTCAAAATAATGATGATACTTCAAATAGGATTCGATTCCGACATACTTACAGTAGTAAAGAAGATATTTTAAAAGGATTGGACGAGTTTCATAAGTGTGCTAAATTCTGTACATCTGATAAACCAGCTAAAAAACAAAAGAGGAACGATTATGAGAGTAGCAATCGTGGGAAGCAGACAGTATACAAATAAAAGACGTATCCAAGAGTTTATCTTTAAGTTAAAGGAAAGGTACGGGGATGAATTAGAAATAGTGAGTGGTGGACAAAAAGATGGGGCTGATGGATATGCTAAAAAATACGCTTTAGAGTTTGATACTAAATATTCAGAGTTTCCGCCTGTTCATTATACTTACAATCAACATTGTGTCCTTGAAAGTTATAAATATGGCAGACCATATGCTGTCTGGCATTATCACGATAGAAACAAACACATAGCAGAATATGCTGATGTGATGGTTGCATTCATACCTGAAGGAATAGTATCCAAAGGAACTGAAAGTGCTATAAAAGAAGCAATAAAAAAACAAAAAAAATATGTAATAATAAATTAATTCTTAATATTTATATATATATATACGGAGGAAATGTTATGTTGAAATTAACATCCGTGAAGTTATTAGACAATCTATACAAAAAATTCAAAATAAGCAATTTAGATGATAACTTTACACTACAAAA